TTTAAGCGTATTAGTAATGACGTAGCAAGAACTAAGTCAATTCTTATTTTTATTACGCACAATATTGCAAATACTGGTGGTTCACGCTGGTCTCCCGCAAAACTTGCTGACTGCGGTAACATGCTACAGTATCAAGCGGGAACGAATATGGTGATTACTCATCGTGGAAAGTGGGAAGAGACAGACGAAGCTGGAAACGATGTTGGTCAAGTTGCCAACTGGATTGTAAAGACCTCTGCGGCTGGAGGCAAGCCAAACTCTAACGCTATTTCATATATTAGATATGGGACTGGAATTGACGAGGTAAGAGAGCTATGCGAGATAGCTAACGAACTTACTTTTATAAAGCAGGCTGGAGCTTGGTATACGATACTATCTGCGATCACGTCTGATGACAAAAGAGTTCTTAATTTGCTAAAGAAAAATGATGTAGACCCAGAAGACAAAGAAGCAGTAGAAAAGTTTTTTAAGTTTCAAGGTATGTCAAAACTGAGCGAGTTTATAGAAACAAACCCTGAGATCCAAAGCTTCCTATACGATGAAATAAAAAGTGTACTATGAAAGTTGTAGGTTTAAACGGAAGAGAGTACAATATAAATTTAAAGAAATATATTATAAAAAATAATGACAAAACCGTTAAATCAAAGTATCATATAGCAGCAAGAGAATTATTGGCATCAATGTTCAAGGGTTATACCGTTCTAGAAGAAGTTAAACTTCCGGGTTCTCGTTGTCCAAGTAAAAGATCTGCATTGTTCTTGGACTTTTTTATACCTAGTTTTTCGCTAGGCGTAGAAGTTCATGGGCAGCAGCACTATGAATTCTGCAAATTTTTTCACAAAACAAAAGCAGGCTTTCTTACAGCGCAAAAGAGAGACTTTATCAAACAAGATTGGTGCAATCTAAACAGCATTGATCTTATAGTGTTAAAATATTCCGATAGCACAGAAGACTGGAGAAATCAAATTGACAGCCGCTGAAAGACTGAAAGAGTTTCTTGATGGTATTGAAGCATATATCACCGCAAGAAACATAACACCGACTAAGTTTAATCCAGAGTTTGCGATGGCAGAAACTTTGTCATTAGAAAACTTAGAAAAGCTAACACAAGATGAATGTTTTGGTCATGCGTATCAACTCATGCAGTACGTAGATCACGTAGGAAGAGAACGAGCGCAGTGTGAAAACGTAATTAGGTGGTGTGAAAATTCACTACAAAGTATTATATCTGAGCAACTGTCCAGCGGCGTATGGGACACCTACGCTAAACACGAAACCAAGGTCGCTACTATACTTAGAAACCATGAATTAGCAAATAAAATTAACGAATGGAAGCTAACTGCTCAAGGTAGACTTGAAAATTTGAAGTCTAGAGAGTATAATATAAGAAGAAAGGCAGATATTCTTTTTGAAAAAGGTAAAAGAAAATGAGTGACGATATTGTAAAAACTCTTTTAGAGTCTTTGACAGATGAGCAAAAGGCAGAACTAGTAAAGTCCTTGGTTAAATCTCAAGAAGTAGAAAAAACAGAACAGAAAGAAGAGACGGACTCTTCTGAAGCGCAAGTAGGTGAAGACTTTCGTGTTACTAATTCTAAAATAGAAAGAGGGAGAAGTCCTGTGAGAGCGAGAAAAAATCGCTGGGAAGATACTGGTGAATGGCAATTACCAGAAGGTGAAGAAGAGTGGGGAGGAAATAGGAAGCGAGCATCAAGAAACAGAAGTAAAGCAAAAAAGATCAAACTAGAATGTTCGGTATGTGGTAAAACTTACTACGAAAACCCAAACTTGGTATACGGAGAATACCACCGATGTAATCGGTGTGGGGGTAAGTAATGGAATCCAAGTTGTTGGACTTGGGTGCAGAGAGAGCGGTTCTAGCCGGTCTCTTTACCTACGGTCTAGAATCATATGTTGAAATTAGCGATTTAATTGATCACAATAGTTTTTGTCATCAAAATAATCAATTGATATATAAATGTATCGAAAAGATACTCTTAAAAGAAACTGAAGTTGACCTGCCAACGTTGCTTTCTGCTGCGGATCAGCTTGGTTTTTCTGAAACAATACAAACTAAGCAAGAGCTTGAGTACATAAATTCTTTGATGGAGTTTCCAGTAAAGAAAGATAATGTAATTCACTTTGCTGCACAGATAAAAAAGTTTGAGTTCGCCAGAAAGATTAGAAGTCTTGCCAGTAAGATTGGTAGAGATATAGAAGAAATCAAAGGCGACGAAGATATTGATGATATCATCGGTATCGTAGAAAATCCTATTACAGAATTTCTTCAGGACGATGACACAAGAGACAAGCCTGAAAAGATAGGAGAAGGATTAGAAGAATATGTTGACTTTCTTATCGAAAACAAGTGCGACCAGATCGGTATACCTAGTGGCTTTGATAGATATGATGCCGCTATTGGTGGTGGTCTTAGACGCAAATGTGTAGACCTAGTTTCTGCTCGACCTAAAGTTGGCAAGTCTGTATTCGGTGATAATGTTGCCGTGTCTGTAGCAAGAAAGGGTGTACCCGTTTTGATGCTAGACACAGAGATGAGCAAAGAAGATCATCTAAACAGAATCTTGTCCAGTATGAGTGGGGTTCCTATTAGTGAAATATCCACAGGAAAGTTTGCGCAAGACGAAGAAAAGTTTATTGCTGTCAAAGCAGCTATGGACGAAATCAAAGATATACCATACACCTACGTTAGTGTAGCGGGAGCGCCATTTGAAAACATCCTAAATCATATTAAACGATGGGTAATTCAAGAAGTCGGAACAGACGAGAACGGAAGAACAAATGAGTGCGTAGTCGTCTACGATTATCTAAAACTCATGTCATCTGCTGGTATTTCTGGAAACATTCAAGAGTATCAAGCGTTGGGTTTCCAAATTACAAACCTGCACAATCTTGCTGTCAAGTATGACTTTGCATGTCTTGCCTTCGTTCAGTTGAACAGAGATGGTATCACAAAAGAATCTACGGACGCTGTAAGCGGTTCTGACAGACTTATCTGGTTGTGTACGTCATTCTCTATCTTTAAAGAAAAGTCAGCAGAAGAACTAGCAGAGGACGGCCCAAAGGCGGGTAATAGGAAGCTTGTACCTATTGTCTCCAGACATGGACCCGGAATGCAGGATGGAAACTATATAAATCTTAGGATGGACGGTGATTACGCAAAACTATCTGAGTTAAGAACAAGAGATGAGTTTATAAAATCTGGAACTGATGATGCCATAGAGGGCGCAGAACTACCTTTTGAAGAGGAATCCAATGAGCTATAAAGCACATTTTAAAGGCGGGCCAAAACATGGTGATACAGTTGTGTTATCAACCGTACAAAAAGTTTATAGTGTCACAACTGTGTACGATACGAGCGGTTTTAGAACTAAATCTAAGTACAATCTAGTAAAGCAAGAAGATGAAAATCTATACTACATGCTAGATGAAGAAAGGTTTGATGGAGTCGATCCAACTCCTTTTGAAAGGAAACCAAGATGAGCATCGTGCCGTTGTTTATAGCAACTCTGTGTTATGTATTAACTTGTATATCAAACCTAAAACAAAGGGACTATCCTCACGCTCTGGTTTGGTTTGCCTACACTCTCGCTAACTGTGGACTACTTTGGTATGAATGGAACAAAACAAAAACTTGATTTAAACAAAGTAAAAGATCTTATACTTGATAATATAGATGTCTTACTAGAAGATCTAGATTTAGAGTATGAACAAATATCCGATAACATTTTTATGAAATGCCCAATACATGGAGGTGACAACGATAAAGGTTTGTCAATATCTTTGACTCAAAAGAACTGGCGATGCTGGACTCGCGGTTGCCATGAGGACTTTGGTACTGATATTTTTGGATTCATCAGGAGTTGTAGACAAGACCCGACATTTTCTGATACGTTGAGATATGTATGTAGACTTTTTAATATTGGCAATGAGTATAAATCTACATCTACTAAACCTAAATCTAAGAAAAGCGAGTTTGATGAGATAGTCAATATATTTAGCAAAAAGAAAAAGACCATGAAATCAGAATACGTAAGAGATGTAGAAACATTAAATAATTCATTTTATTTTGAAAAAAGAGGATTTTTACCTGACACACTAGATCATTTTGGAGTACAAGATTGTATAGACAAAAATTCTAAGATGTGGAATCGCGCCATAATTCCAGTTACCTTTGAAAACAAAGAGGTTGCGTACATAGCGAGAGCAGCAAAGAATTTTATACAACCTAAATACTTGTTCTCCAAGGGGTTTAAGAAAACAGAATATCTGTACAATTATGATAATGCAATAGAAGTCGCCAAAGAAAAACACGCCTTGTTTCTTGTAGAAGGACAGGGTGATGTTTGGAGAATGTACGAAGCGGGCGTAAAGAATTGTGTAGGTCTTTTTGGAAAGGATATATCAGAGACCCAAAAATCTCTGCTTATAAAATCAGGCGTTACTGACTTGGTGGTGCTAACGGACAACGACCAAGCTGGCAGAGAAGGTAGAATGAAAATACAAAGAGAGCTAAATAGAATGTTCAATTTAATTTACCCTCCTATGCCCAAGAAGGACGTAGGAGACACATCCGTTAAGAAGATACAGAAACATATTTTATCCCAAGTGGAAGGACTTTACTAATGATTATAGGTATATCTGGAAAAAAGCAAGCAGGAAAAACGACAGTAGCTAATATTATTCATGGAGAAATATTACTCAAGAATAATATGATTGTTGATTATAACATTAACGAGAGTGGAAAGCTGATTATTAAAACAAAAAACTCTAAAGGGTGGGGTGAATTTGATATCGAACGTAAAGATGAACCGTTTATTGAATACGCACACTATAACATGTGGCCTTATGTTAAACTATACAACTTTGCAGACCCCGTAAAAGATATGTGCATAAATCTTTTTGGGTTTACATACGAACAAGCATACGGAACAGATGAGCAAAAGAATGAGATTCTTCCAGACATTCGCTGGGAAGATATGCCACGCTTTCAAAACATGAAGCTGATGAAAAAGATGCCCATAGACGCAAAGAAAAGTTGGAAATGGCGTGAAGGAGAAATGACAGCGCGTGAGTTTATGCAGTTTTTTGGGACTGACATAATGCGCAAGATTCATCCAAATGTTTGGG